TTACCACCTTTCCTCGTTCCAAAATTTCTTTTTCTTAATATATTTTTCTAACCGTTTATGTTCCTTGTTATGACAATCGACACATACTGTCTTTAAGTTATCCAGATTTAAAGCTAACTCCGGATAGTCTTTTACTTCCTTAATGTGATGGACTTCTAACTTAACCTTTTTTTTATCTTCCTTTCCATCTGTCTTGTCACTATTTTGATTTAAAGTAGTAACCTTCCCTTTGCGTTTACACTCTTGGCATTCATAGTTGTCTCTTTTAAGTGCCTGATTTCTAAGTCCATTCTTACCACGCCATTCTTTACATTGATAAAACTTAACCAATTTATCTTCTTTGATTAATCGTTTTATTGTTTGTAGATCCATGTTTATCACCAATAAAAAAAGCATCCAATCAGCTGGACGCTTTAAATTCTTCTTTATCATCATTTGTGCGTTTAAGGTTGTATTCAATCGATTGTAATCTGGTAAGTGCTTCACTTACCGCTAATAAAATGAATCCTCCAATCATACCGCCAAAGAAAACTCCCATAGCAATTTGCCATCTTTGCGGATGAGGAACTCCTTCATCGTCTTCGAAATTCAATTCATAATCAGTTTGTTCTAAAATGTCTATAGGATCGTTCGTTGTCAAGGTTATTCCAATTAGTAATGATGCTATAACTGTAACAAATAAAACTACATAACCAAAGTACATAATGGAAGTATTTATTTTAGATGGTTGCATAATAAATTCTCCTTTTCAAAATATTTACACTTAACTTTACTTCGACAAAAGGAGTGAAAATCCTTCAAATATATTCCTATTCACTTCTAATACATGTTCGTACGTCTTTCGTACGTCAAGAAACTTTATTTTTTATTTTTTGTTTTGCACGATCAACATATTGCTGAACACTTCTTTTTGAAATATTTAGTTCTTTTGCAATTTCTGAGAGACTCCACCCTTGCCCCATATGGAGTAAATAGCATTGTCTTTCTCTATATGATAAATCGATTAATACATCAACAATTGCTTTTTTCTCTATTTCTGATAATTCTCTTGGTTTAACTTCAATGTCCCATGAAGGGAAAAGGTCCATATCCAGTAATGCTCTTCTTTGGTAGGCCGAACGTTTTTCTACCCCTCTTAAATTTCCTGGTCTTCTACCTTTCTTCATCCACTCTAGTGCATATTGCATGTCCCCAATCATCCCACCTATTAGTTGATAATCATTGATGCCTTCGTCTGTAGATAGGTCTAATTTTTCACGCAACTTTTCTAATTCTTTTTTGCCAACTGAATATTCGTCAATAAGCTTTTCTACCCATGTTTGCATGATTAGTCCCTCCTACCTTTGTTTAAATGCTCCGCCCTTCTTTCGCTTGTATACCGGTCTATTTATCCCCATTAGGTCTTTAATATCTCTTTCAGTTAAATGCTCTGATTTTGACTGCCTTTTCTTTTTCACACCATATTTTTTAATTTCCCTGTGTTGCCGTTGCCATTCTTTTAATTGTTCTTTAAGTGTCTTATTCATCCCATCACCCCATTCAAAATAGAAAGGACACCAAACAACGCATATTGCGTCATTCAGTGTCCTCCAGTTGGCTGGTAGGTCAATATTTACTACATAAAGTTAATTAACCTCATTAACATTAAATTCAACATCTAATTTATAGTCTAAGATGTTTGTGATATCATTTTCCAATTCTTCACTCTTATTTGTTACTGAATATGTCGGTTTTACTTTATAATATTTTGTATTTATATTCCCAAAAATATCCTTATATATTAATTTTAATTTAATTGTTGGTAACTCAGAATATTCAATGTTATTTATAATGTTTAAGTGACATAATATTGATAATGTTTGAAGATATGAAAAGGGAATTCGTATATTTTCATCATTATCTTTTAACAAAACTTTAATATTTTGGTTGTAATCATTCCACAAATGTGTCGTTGCATTGTCAGATGTTGCTAAAATTTTCCCCTCTGAATAAACTACAATTAAGTTTTTTACTTTACTATCCTTTTTAATTTGTTCTACATACTTTTTTAAATTGAATTCCCAATCTAACTCTATATCTTTTGCGTGACCATACCCAACATTTGATATTTTTAATTCAGGTATATTTTCTTTATAATATAACGTTCCGTACCCAATTTCCGGGTAATATTTACTTTTAAAATGCGTAGATGATATTATCATTTCTGGCCTTACTTGGTCTTTCCGTTGTTCTCGCATTTCACCTAACTGTTTCAAAGAAATGTTTGCAGTTTTCCTTGCTTCTCTTGCTGCAAAAAGAGAACCCAAAGCCGCTAAAATTGTTCCTATAGCTGATATTATTGATATTCCTTCACTTAAATTAATACATAGTAACATCAAAACTCCTCCCCCTCTTCTTTACGCATTCGTTTCACCCTCCCCTGATGTGTAACGATTTTGTATTCTCCGTGTGGTGGTAATTCTCTTAATTTTGCTTTTCCTTCACAAATAACAATCACACAACTGGTTGGTAATTCCATTATATCAATTTCTAGTTTCATAGTATTAGGATCAATTTTTAATTCTTCCACTTTCACAAATCCCACTCCCTTTGTGGTATAATTACCATAGGTTCTGTTGCTGGGAGTGAGTACTTCCGGCTTTTTTTATGTCATCATTTTATTGATAAGATACTTGTCCAACGAATTCCTCATGATTGTTTCTTTCGTGTTAAAAACCGTATAACAATTCGTACACTCTCTTCTTCGTTTAATCGTATATAAAACGTCTCTCATTTCTCTGGAATCAATAACAATAGTCTTCCCCTGACAAATTGGGCATTTTAGCATTATAGATCACCCTTATTAAAAGCTTTATAAGTTAGTAGAAACGTTATCCAAACTCCGATTAAATAACCGGTTGCAAATAGAAATAGTCCTGTTAAAATCATCCCGCCCACCATCCTCTACAATAAGGTCGAACTGTGTATTAGTTAGCAGGTTCAATTTTCCATTCTAGTTCATTAAAAGGTGGACTTTTTAAATTTTCCTCCAAGACAAACAGAATATAGTCTAACTCACCTTTTGTAGTGGTTCTCCATTCTGTTTCATTCGGCTCTTTCCTTGATAACAAAAACATTATTTTCACCTCTTTTTTAGTACGCATTTTCGTTCGACTGTTCCCTAAATTCTCTTTTCTGGTTAAGCTATTTGGGAACTTTTTATCGCTCGAACCTCCCAAATTAGTGGGTACCAATCAGCATTTGGTACCATAAACCCTTGTGTGTTGCTACTTCAAGCTAGATTTAGAACACAGACTTTACTACACCTAAGGACCCCCATCTCGTTGTAGTAAAAAGGCTATTTATTGGCTCCTCGTTTCGTACTTTTTGCTTGTTTCCTTAACCTCTTAAGATCATCCAATTCTACCCAACCCCCATATTTCCTGACGTATGTAAGTAAACTGAGCTTATGAGGGTATTTCTTTTCAAATAACTTTCTCTTAATCTTAAAAGCTTCCGTTTCCATTCCCTTAACATCCACTACTTCAATGGATCCATCTAAGTGATGAATTTCAAAATCCGCAATGTACTCTATCTTTCTATAAGTCTTACCGTCTTTCTTGAACGCCTCTTGGAGCAAATATCTAGGCTTTATCCTAAAAAATAATATTTGTTGTTTATGTTCTTGCAGCCACTTCAACTGCTCATAATATTTGGCTTCAATTTTGCTGTCAAAAATTATTCCGTCAATTTCAACTTTTTTGGAGTTGTACTTTGTTTGTGCCATTTATTCACCTACTTAAATCCGATTCCTTAACAAACACACCGTTTACCATTTTTCCTTTTCTGTCTTTGATTTCGTTGTAAGCGATGGATACCATTCCTCTATGTTTAACCCTAGTTGTAAAGCTAAGATTGTAAGTACTACATACATATCGCCTATCGAACCAACTACTTGTCCATATTTATTTTTTGCTTTACCTTGGCATAGCTCTCTGAATTCTTCACCTAGTTTTAAAATTTGCTTATCTGGATCTGCTTGATGCAATTTTCTTTCCATTGCCCATTTCTCAATATGCCTCGTCAAATCATTTATGTTCATTCTTTCCCCTCCTAAAACGGCAAATCATCATCCGATATATCAACTAGCGTTCCATCATTTACAAATGGATCTACGTCCGAATTTTGTTGAGTTGATTGATTGCTAGATTGTGAGTTTTTCGAGTCTAAAAACTGTACGCTTTCTGCTACAACCTCAACTACAAAGACTCGTCTCCCCTCTTGCTCATAACTTCGAGTTTGTAATCTTCCGTCTATTCCGGCTAGACTTCCTTTTTTTAAGTAGTTCGAAACATTTTCTGCTGGCTTTCTCCAAACCACCACATTTATAAAATCTGCTTCTCTTTCACCTAGTTGATTAGTAAAAGTTCTATTAACAGCAAGAGTAAAAGTCGATACAGGGACTCCACTAGGTGTATATCTTAATTCCGGATCTTTCGTTAATCGTCCAACTAAAATAACTCTATTTATCATATTGATTCCTCGTTTCATTTAAAGTAGGTCGAACTCTGATTAATCTACTCTCAAAATCCCTCTGTATCTACCATCTTTGTCTTTGATTAACGTGCCACCTACAGCTACAACGTGTTCTTTCCAATCCCCATATTTATCCATTTCTCTTTGAGCTTTTTCTATTGCACGTTTCCGCCTTTTATTTATCTTCAATTCACCCACTCCTTTATTCGTAGTTTCATTTTAAAACCACTCATTTTCAGGTTTATCAATCCGTATTTTTGTTGCTGCTAATAGACTTCTAACCTCGTAATATCCTAATTCCTCAAGTGCTTTCCCTTTACAATCAGTGACTCCTAGTGAATACAATTGCTGAATCATATCTTGTTTTTGTAGATCCTTGCTCAATTCTTTTTTAACGTTAACAGCTTTATATAAGACTCCCATCCTATTATCCTCCTAAGAATATTTCGCCTTTAGTCTAGCCTCCATTTTTCTTCTTTCTTCTTCAAAATCGAATACCTCTTCATCATCATTACTTCTAATATCCACTCGAAATTGATCTTCTTTAAACCACGAAGGTACTTGTTCTACCCTTGGGCGTTTAAGTCCTGAAGTTTTGCCATAAGGTTTAGTTTTAGTTTGAAATTTATTACGTTCGTGTGAACGTACTTGTTCAATTGTGATAAGCTTGTTATTTGCCCATTCGGTTAATAAGTATTCTACAAACCCAAAACTGCGCTTGTTCCTGTCGTCTGCAATTTTAATAGCTTCTGCAATAATTTCTTCGTTATCGTTAAAGTCATTTATCCAATGGTGAAGTTTTTCCATTTGAATTGGCGATAATCGACATAGATTCGATTCAAACATCTGAATTAAATTTTGGCCCGTTTTTGTAGTAGTAGATATATTCTTTTCATTCTTTACATTCTTTAATTCTTGTTCTTGTTTCGATAACGTTTCGATTACGTTTCGATTACGTTTCGATAAAGGTTCATTAACCGTTTCGTTAAAGGTTTCCGTATCATCATCAAACCCTTGATATTCCTCGTATTTAACTATGGTAAATAGCGTTCCGTAATCCGTTTCGTTAACAATAATCATTCCTTCTTCAATCAATTTCTTAACCGAACGTAAAATTGTACTTTTGGAGACTTTTTTTAACCCTCTTTTTTCCTTAAATTCCAGATCATCTGCTAACTTTGAATAAGATCGAAGATATTGTCCACGTTTTAACTCAATACCATTTATTTTGATTCCATCCTTGTGAGCTGCTTTTAGTAAAAGTAATAAAAACAATCTAAAGGTAGTTACGTCATGCCAAATTTCATTCTCTATGATTTTTCTATGGAGTTTTATCCACCCTTTTTCTTGCATGACTTCACTTCCTCTCACAAATAATCATTTTTTCTTTTAAATCCACACGTTTTACTGCATAATGTGGATATCTTTGCATATAATGTAGTACAAGCTGCTTGAGATGTTCTTTATCGTTTGCCTCCTTCACCAATCGATCGGGAAGGAGGACTTTGTAAAGGCTGTTATTCGACAACATCTATAGTCACTTCTTGCTCTGGTTGGGATTCCTCAACTAGTTCAGGTTCATATTCATTTGGAGCATAATCAATTACATCTGAATCTTCGGTAATATCTTTTATCTCTCTTTCTTCTTCATCCTCAATTACTGCTTTTTGCATTTCGATCGATAATATTCCCCACTTGGATAGTAATGATTTCAATACGGTCTTCATGGCCATTGCATCCCAATCGTTCTTCCATCCGAAATCAGATTTACTAAACTTCTGACGATGTTTTTCAACTTGTTCTTTTGTCCAGTAGACCGTTTTCCTAAAACCGTTTAATAGTTCGAAATAAGCAGCATATCCGACGACAGCCTCTGATACTTTTTCTTCAAAATCAATCTCAATCTGTTCAGTTAATGGATTCCAACTTTGTAATTCCCCTTCGTGAACAGGAATGACATTGATGTATCGGTACTGTCCCGAACGTAAAGCTAGCTGTATATAACCTTTGTAACCCATTTGGGGTTGAGCTTTATTACCGTATGGAACGATATACATATATCCAAGGTTTTTATCCACTGGTAAATCAAGTGAAGCAGCAACCATCGCTGAGCTTATTACCGACATTGGTTCACACTTTTGAAGCATTTTTTCACTGTTGTAAAGATTTAGGATGGAAGTAGCAAATTGATTTGCTCGTTTTCCTAGAACTTCTTCAAATCGTTTTTGAACCGTTGGACTCGATAAAAGAGCCTTTAGTGTCGTACCTGTTACGTTTGATGGCTGATTAGTTTTGTTTGCTAGTTTATTTTTTAGTGCATTATTAGTAGCCATTTTTCATCCCCCTTATCCAATTTGTTTTATTCCGAATCTTCTATAGCTAGTTTCTTTAACCACTTGCTCGTAGATATTAGGAAATTGTGATTTTAATTTTTTGCTATCAACTCGATTAGATTTAATTGGTTTCCAGTCTAATTGGTAATTTCCTATGAAGCCTATCTCCGCATCTTTTAATTCATTTTTTATTTGATTTTCTACTTCTTTTGCCTTTTCTTCTAACGTTTTTATGGACTCTTTGATCGAAAGGTATTCCTCGATTTTTTCTTTATATTCGGATTTCAAATCAACTGATTTCCCTAAATCAACTTCTTTGTATCGTTCTTTTAAATACTCTTCAGCAGCACTAGATCCATCTAAAGGTGGTGGGTTGTTGTTTAATACATGATTGTTCCAAAAGTTGATTTCTGCTTGAAAAATCATGTCAATTAGTTCCTGATCACGTTCAATCTCTTTCCAAATAAATCTTTGGCCACCAATAAGAACTGCAAAATATGCTTTTGTATACTCGGGTCCTAATACACCTAGATAATGTTGTACTTGTACGATGTAGCTTTCTGGTATTTCATCGTTTTCCCACTCTTTTGCGTTATAGGCTGATGTGGTTTTGCACTCCAATATTGCCTTTTCCCCAACAATCATTCTGTCAACGTTAGCAAGGATAAAAGGATAATCAGTGTGCTGAAACATCGCGTTCCGTCTACGAACTTTCTTTCCGGATCGTAATTCAAACTCTTTTGCCACTATATCCTCTAACATTGTTCCAAAGTATGCTGCATCATTTTGGATTTCGGTAGGTGTAACTTGTCCAGTTTTTTCTAACCATAATTCAAACGGTGTCTTCCATTTGTTTAAACCAAGAACTACTGAAGCATCCGAACCACCAAGCCCCCTAGTTCTTGTATCTAGCCATTCCTGACGGCTCATATGGTAAGTATTTGTTAAGACCTTCGCCACCATATTCACTCCTTTGCTTGATTTTTAAAGTCATGTTATAATCACAGTAATTAAATGTTTTTTCAAACTGGCTCCTGATCTCAACAGGAGTCTTTTATTGTGCAATTGTTTCCTCTGCGCCTGCTAGTAAAAGAACATCGATAGTTTCTTGAGATAATGGTTCTTTCAAGAAGAATTCATCCCCTAGTACTAAAATTTCGTCAGTTACAAGGACTTCATTTCCAAAGTAGTCATATCCGTAATGGGAAGATTCATTATCTGAGTAACCTGTTCGTTCAACACGTGTAATAGCCGGATGTTCTAACATGATTGGCATTCCTATTCACTCCTTTCCAATTTCAATCCACAAATACAACAATATTTGTCTCGAGGTGTGATTTCTTCATTTTCACACCGTGGACAAATTCTTTTTTGTTCCATTCAATCCCACCTTTCCTTTTATGTATGCTTAACCGCACCGTGTGAGGCACAATCAGTAACGAAAGGGGGTAAAAACAAACTGATTATGGCCCACACGGCAAGGTCAAACCTTGCCTTGATAGTTTTATATTTTTGTTATAAAATTTAGTTAGTTGGTATTTATTGAGCAGTCAAACCCTTTCCCCAAACGTGGTTTACTGCTTTTTTTCTTTTTTGTTTATAGTTACTAATCCCCATGTACACCACACACACGTTGCTAAAATAAGAACAAGTGTATAAATATATGCAGCTACTTCTAGCATTCTATTACTCCTTTCAAACCGACTTTTTAAGCAAAACCACATTCACACCTAAATCCTGCAACTCATGAATCAAATCGTTCACATCTTCGTCTCTTCGTTTTTTTGCTTGGCTCATTTTTTCTAACTCTTTTGTTGATCTCAAAATGTTCTCTGCATATAGTCGAGCATTCTTAAAGTTTCCTATTTCAAAAAAATGTGTCATTCTTGCCATGCAATATGCGATACACTCTAACTCTTTTAAAGATTGTTCTCTGTCTTTTGTTAAAAAATGAACCTCTAACATTAAATCCATCCTTTCGCTTTCCAGTTTGCCCTTCGCTCTTGAATGCATTTTTTATAACTAATTTCGTATTCTTTGCATAAGACTGCTATTAAATTACTGATAACCATTTCTCCATCTAGCAGTTCATAGATTATCTGTTTGATTCTTTCCTTCTCTTCGTTTGATGTTTCGTTCGGAGGTTTTGCTAAACTAACCTCATTCAAAATGTTTTTTATCTCATCAATTTCTTTTAAGGTGTACTCCTCAATAGCTAATCTATGCGGGTCAACTGACCTTCCTCTCATAATTGGACTTGTAAGTCCTTCGGTGAATTCATAGAGAAGTTCCATAGTATAGATTGGATTGTCATAGATTGATAGACTCGCCTGAGCAATATCTTTATGTAGTTTTCTATGGTAGTTTTTTAAATTGCTTACAAATTGAGGTGAGATGTGCAAGTCATCTGCAATTTCAATTCCGCTCAATTTCTCTTCCTTCTGTAGGACATCGATAACATGTCCCGCGTAAACAGATTCTTTAATCAATTTTTTCCTCCCCTTAATTTGCATAGTTTATGAGTTTCATATATGCACTAAAAAATAGTAAAGTTATTTCATACAGCATAGTTGTGTTGTTCTTGCTCTAGCATCCATTGATCAATTGCTTCAACTCGGAAAAAAATTCTTCTGCGAATTCGAACATGTGGAATTTGCTTTTCCCTTACCATGTTGTAAATTGTATCTGGATGAACACCTAGATATTCAGCTGCTTCTTGTACGGTTAATGTTTTCCTTGTAAGTCCGTTCAACTAGATTACCTCCTTTCGAGGGCCTTCCTTTTTAAGACGGTTAATGATATACATTTGCCCTTTTGGAGTGACTTTCATAGTCATCCAAGTAAATGAACCTTTGCTTGTTTCCTTAACACCTTGAGAGATTTCAAAATATCCGCGATCAACATATTCTTGGTAAGGCTCGTTTTTGTTAGGAAAGATTAATTTCCACTCCCTTAATTTTTGGAATAATCTTTTTTCACCGATTAGGATTTCATGTTTAGATACTAATTTGGCGAGTTCCCTTACCAAGAGACTTTTTTCTGAAGCCATACACGATTCTGCAAAGGCTACTAAAGGTTTTTGTTGTTCTATAAGTTTTTCAGCTGCTTGTCGTTTTTGTTGTTCCTCTTTTAAGTTCGTTGCAAGCTTAATAATCGTGTCTGGATTTAATAAAACTTCTTCGATTTTTTCAGGTGTCATATAGGCACCATGTTTTCTTATAGATGGGATAACTTCATGTGTGATCCAGCGTTTGAATTCTTTTGCTTCGGGTTTACGGCTTTTAAGTATAAGAGAATATAAACCGTATTCATTAACTGCTGAAACTGTTTGTTGTCCGCCAAGGGTGTCCACTAATACCGACCCCCTTTCATCGGAATCAAGTCTAGAAACTGCATCACGATATTTTGAAATTTCAAGTATTTCGCATACGTCTTTTGCAACAAACCAAGGTTGACCATTTTTGAAAATAGCTCTAATTTGACTTTGATTAAAATTAAAAACTCGTAACTGATCCATTGCTAGATTCACTCCTTTGTAACAGTTGTAAAATTGTTTATATAATTTGCTGTTTCAATTAAATGATTGATGACTTCTTCTTCTGTATATTGGTTATTGATCATGACTGCTACTTCTAAGATTTTGAACCTGATTTCTGCAAAGAGTGCGACTGTTTCTAAATCCATCAGATCGCCTCCTTATGCTATTTTTATTCTCTTTTGCAACCTTAAGTTGCTATTTTGTTCAAAAAAAAGGGTCCAATCAATACCAAGTACTTCTGCTATTTTTTTTGCAACATCAACAGAAGGTCTACGTTCCCCTTTTTCAATCATTCCATAATACTGTCTGGTTATTATTGAACCAGTTTTTTCTACAACATCTTGCTGAGAAAATCCTAAATGTTCTCTTTTTGAAATTAAAAACATTTGTAGATCTTGTCGATTCACTTATGAGCCTCCTTTCCGCAACTATTAGTTACCTTTTAACTACTATTATACGCAACTTTTGGTTACTGTCAATACTAAAATGAAACTTTTTGTTACTATTTTAAATAAAGCATGGCAAAGCAACAATTTGTTGCACTATAATTTGATTAAGAGAATATAGAAACGGGGAATTAATAATGTTTTCCGAAAGGCTAAAAAATTTAAGAAAAAATAAAAAATTAACTCAAGAATATATGGCAAATTTATTGGGTATCACTAGGCAAGGTTATGGAAAGTATGAAAAAAGCGAGGCTCAACCGGATTTTACAACATTAGAAAAATTAGCTAACTTTTTTGGTGTTACAACTGATTACCTGCTAGGTAGAGAAGAAAATAAAGTTAAAGTAGGTGATCAGGATATTATACTCACCACAGATGAGTACAAAGTCTTCGAGGAACTAAAAAAACATCCAGTGCTTTTTCATGATTTAGCCTCAGACCCTGAGAAAAAAGTAAAAGAACTTATTAAACTATATAAAATGAAAAAAATGTTCTTAGAAGATGATGACGAAGAAAACGGAAATGGATTTGGCGAACTGGGAGATTAAACACACCACGATCTTGGTAGACATGGTCGTGTATTTTTTTAAATGAATATTGGTAATTATGAACTATTATAGGAATAAGAACCTAAATATACATTCGTTTTTTATCAATATTTTGTACTATGATTTGGGGGATGTTTACAACATGCAGTCATACTCAGAAAGGGTAGCAACAGATTATTGGGAAGGAAGAGCAAATAAAGTACTTTCTAATTTCAGTTTTAATTATCCTGATGAAATAGATATGTATGAAATCTGTTGGAAATATGGTATCCGAATAATGCCATTAGATGAGGTATTTACTAATGATTTTGTAGATTATGAATCTATAAGTCATCTAAAAGCTTTTTCGATTCCAAAATCAAAAAATAGAAGAGGAACTATTTTCATCAAAGCAGACCTTAATTATATTGAAAAGAAATTACTATTAGCCGAAGAGTTTTGTCATGTGTATTCACACCATACTAATCAATTGACTATTGATAGAGCACAACTAAACAAGATCGAGAACCAGGCAAAGAGAATGTCTGCTTATCTCCTCATGCCTAAAAAATTTCTAAAAAACGTTTATAATGCTGCACATGAACAAGCTGTATTGATTTCCGACATTGCGGATTATTTCTTGGTTACTGAGGAGTTCGCACAATATCGATTATCATTAGAATTTAAGCATAGGGTTGATGGATTATCAACTATCAAGAATAAGGTAGGAACAATAGAATTTTTCGAATAATATTCAGCCTTTTAAAAATACAAGATTACTCTTTATTGAATATTTTACAAAGGGGAGGAAAGTCGTATGGGGTTAAAATTCCGGAAAAGTTTTAAAGTTGCACCAGGAGTTAGATTAAATGTTGGTAAAAAGGGTGTTGGAGTATCTGTTGGTGGAAAAGGTTTTAGGGTAAGCTCAAGTTCACGAGGAACAACAATTAGTAGCGGTATTCCCGGTACGGGAATCTCATATTCAAAACATATATCTAGTAGAACTAAGCGGCCTCAAAGGACTAGATATGAGAATATCATGGCTCAACAAGCTAAATTACAACAACAGCAAGAGGACAGAGTTAGAGTAGAACAATATTTAGCTCATGTCGAAATGTTGACAAGTATGCACGAAGAAGTAACTGACAAAATGGATTGGGATAAACTTGCATTGTCTAACCCACCTTTTCAATATGGGGAGGAGGACGGTCCTTATACATTAGAAATAAAGAAACAAATAAATGATTATAAACCGACTTGGAGAGACCGATTTTTCAACAGAGTTGAAGCAAGAAAAAGTCAGTTATTTGAACAATTGGACCGTGCTTTGGAAGAAGATAAATCCCTATATATTTCATGGCAAAATGAAAGAGAAAATGCTCAAAAAGTTTTAAATAATGATTTCGAAACCTGGTACTCAGTCATTACGGAAGCAAATCCATTCGCTGATATTAGAGATTTAGGAAGCAGCATTTCTTTTAAATTTGAAAACCCTAGCAAAGTTATTACAAAGCTAGACATTAATAACCGTTCTGTTGTACCTACTACTGTACTATCTTTAACCAAAACAGGAAAACTATCAGAAAAAAATATGGCTAAAGGTAAATATTTGCAACTTTATCAAGATTATGTGTGTAGTTGTACTTTACGAATTGCACGGGAATTTATAAACCTCCTTCCAGTTAATGAGGTAATTATTAATGTATATGATGAAGCACCAGCAGAGTCACTTGAAGAATATGGATGTATTCTGTCTGTATTGTTCCAAAGGAAAAAAATAGAATCTTTCAATTTTTCAAATATAGACTGTTCAGATACAATAGAACAATTTGAACATAACATGAAGTTTTTGAAAACAAAAGGATTTAAAATTGTGGAGGAATTGAAGATATGAAGATTTTACTTTGGGTGTTTATGACTCTATTATTTATTGGAATGTTAATTAACTATCCATTATTGTTTATTGGTATTAGTGTATCCATATGGGCAATTTATGAGTGGAAAATTAACTTTGATCTAAAAGTAAAATCAAAAAAACCATTAGCCATTTTGATTCCGGGCATTTTAATAACTCTAACTGCAATTGGTCTTTACGACAATAATTCTGTCGAAAATGAAGAATCAACACTGGCAACAACTATTGAAACTAAAAATGATAATACAGAGAATGAATCGGAAAAATTAAAGACAGAACAAAAAGATAAGGAAGCAGAAGAAAAGGAAATAGAAATTGCTGAACAAAAGGAAAAAGAGGAAGCTGAAGAAAAAGCAAGATTAGAAGAAGAAAAGAAAAAACAAGAAGAACAAAAAAAACAATCACTAATTCAGGAAAATAATCTAGAATTAGTAACAGTCTCTAGGGTAATAGATGGAGATACCATCGAATTATCAGACGGAAGAAAGGTTCGTTTGATTGGCGTTAATACTCCTGAATCAACAACACGTACTGAGGAGTACGGAAAAGAAGCTAGTAACTATACAAAATCTAAACTTGAAGGGAAAAATATTTATCTTCAAAAGGATGTTTCAGAAGCAGATAGTTATAACCGACTTCTAAGAATTGTTTGGTTAGATATCCCTACTGACGATTTGAATGAAAATGAAATTCGTACAAAAATGTTCAATGCCGAATTAGTTATAAATGGATATGCTGAACCTTCTACTTACCCACCAGATGTAAAGTATAGTGAATACTTCGTTAAATTTGCACGAGAAGCACGTAGTAAAAATGTAGGTTTATGGACATATGGTGAAAACGGTACTACTAAAGGAGATCTTGATCCTAAAGAATCAACTAATACGGGATCTAAAAACTCTGGTACTGGTAGTAGTGGCTCTAGTGGGTCTAATGGTCAAACTACACCACCTCCTAGTAGTGGAGGAAGCGAATATTATAAAAATTGTACTGAATTAAGAAAAGTATATCCAGATGGAGTACCTTCTGACCACCCTGCCTATGCTTCAAAGCATGATAGAGACAAAGATGGTTGGGCATGTGAAAGATGAAAATATTAGCCAAAACTAATATGATTATGGAACCGGTACAAACATTTTGTTAGTTAACACATGCAAATTGTATAGGGGGGTAGTATATTGGGTTTTTTCGAAGAGGTAATTGCTTTTTTAATAATCACATTTGTTTCTCTAATCCTTTCTTTTATTGCAGGTGCTATGGTTTCAAATGGAAAAGATAATTCCGGTGGGATAACTATAATTATTAGTTTTATTGGTTCGGTATCATTTTTGTCGTGGATTGTATTCTTTGATTAGATTATGAAACAAAGTTTAATTTATTAAGAGAAAACGGTATTCCTTACGAGATGGAGAGGTTTATATTATTTAACTACTAGAAGCTTCATTATAAATAATTGTGAGATCAATATATATATATAAACCTCTATTAATGACTAAACAGAGAGGAAATTATTTATATGAGTGCAAAGGCGTTTTTAATATGTAATACAAAAAAATTTAAAAAGGAAGGCTTTTTTATTCCTATGCAACAAGAACTAATTGAAAATGAGGGCCTTTCAGAAGTTAGTATCAAATTAAAACAATCAAATTTTCATTTAGGTTTTAATCAGTACAATTGTCATTATGACTTTAAACATAATAAAAAAGGAATAGTCTTTAACAAACCCTTTAATTACTACTTTGAACCTTTAAGCTTTTATGCATATTATAATCAAAAAATTAACTTATCAATATTTCAAACTAAAACTGATGCGGCGATTGACTTCACAAGATTAATAAATGATACGGGTGAGTTTGATTTAACACCTATTGAAATTAACTTTCAAAAAATTATTCCCTTAATAACTGAAGTTGCAGGTGCATGGATTGCAAACCTTAAAAGAGCTCATTTAAAAACAGCCGGCTATTTTGGTTCAAATGTACATAAAAGTGCGGAATATAAACAGGCTGCCGAGGAAGGAAATGTATCTAATATCCAGTTAAAGTATATAAGTAATAAAGATTCGAGGGAGTATTTTGTAGCTATATCAAGTAAAGGTTCTATAATTTTGTATGATTCACTTCCAACAATTGAAGATGAAATTGAATTAGTTTATGAAATATATTCAAAATTATTAAATCCCCACTTTTAACTAACGTGGGGATAAAGTTAAATATTGTTTTGAAAATGTTCTTAATTGTTGAATACTTGTAGTGTATACCTCTATAGAATCCTTATTAACAGTTACCCGATCACTCTCAACATTGAATTTCACATTAAAAGTTGTTATTTCCTTTGATTTTAATCTTCTCACAAAAAAACCAAAGTATGGATTGTATTCTTTAAAATTAATATTTAAATAATAATCACTCTTGTCTTCTTTAATAACTTTCGATAGATTTTCAAACAAAACACCAAGTTCATTTTCTACGATAGTAATTGAACGTCTATAGGAAATTTCTATATCTTGCATTTGTAAAACAATTCTCTTGTTGTTTTCTATATTTATTTCAAATGATAAACTACCAAGTTTGTAAAGTTTCCTTGAAGTACTTAATGTAATTATTTTATAGTTCTTTGACTGATTTGAGAAAACTTGGTCGATTTTATTAAATATATCCTCGGTAAACTCCCCGTCAAAATCGACTATCATATTCCAATTACAGTCAGGGTTCTTTATATAAAACCATATTCTCTTTATAAACATATAAAAGAATTCAGATTGGCTCCATGTTAATTGTACAGCTAGTAGTAACCATCCAAAAAGTATTGTTCCATTAGCAAAAAAAGAAGTTGGATTTAAAAGTATATTTAGGATTATTAAAACAAATGAAATAATCCATGTTAGAATTATTATTATTTTTTTCATTTAAACCCACCTCCTTCATTTACTTTTTATTGTACTAATGTCGAACATTCATTTCAATATGAAAAATATGATTCACAAATAAGAACTAATGTTCGCTATTTTTTATTATATAACAAATAAACAAATTGAAAAAGGGAGATTCAACTTGGCTAATATTCGAAAACGAGGAACTAATTCATTTACCTTTACTGTTGAAGCTGGATATGATTCAAAAGGAAAGAGAATAAGAAAATATAAAACTATAAGAGTAGATGATAAAGCACTGTTGAAGACAAAAAAGAAATTAAACGACTACTTAGAATCTGAATACCACAAATTTAAGACAGAAGTTGAGTCAGGTGCCTACATAGCTCCAGAAAAAATGTTGTTTAAGGATTTTACAAATGAATGGATTGAAAAACATGCAAATGAGCATTTGGCCGAAACCACTTTATCTACACGATTATCTCATTTAAACAATCATATATTACCTGCTTTAGGCAATAAACGCCTTGATGAAATTAAACCGATTCATATTATTGATTTTTTAAATAATCTTACTAAAAAAAATGAACCCAATAGACCTATTTCTAGTCGAACTAAACAAGATGTATACATTACTTTATCCTCTGTTTTTGAAAGAGCAGTCCGTTGGAAAGTTATACAAGAGAATCCTATTCGATTTGTAGAAAAACCAAAAAATCCAAAAGATAATAATATCGTAAACGTCTACGACGAGGAGGAAGTTATAACGTTGTTTGTTGCTGCTGAGAAAGAACCATTTCATTGGCGTATATTTCTCACACTAACTTTGGCAGCTGGACTAAGAAGAAGTGAGTGCTTGGGGTTAGAATGGGATAAAATTGACTTTGAAAATAGAACAATGGAAATATCTACCGCCATAACTAGAGGTACAAAAACTGTGATAAAAGAACCTAAAACAACTAGCTCAAAACGTGTTATATCTCTACCGAAATCCGTTATTGCAGAGCTAATAGAATATAAACAATACTATGATAGCATGAAAGAGGCGTGCGAAGATCAGTGGATTGAGAATGAAAGGCAATGGCTCTTTTGTAATATAGACGGAACACACTTTTATCCAACAACCCCGACTACTTGGTGGAGACGATTTACTGAACGTGCGGGAGTTCGACACATTAGACTCCATGACCTTCGCCATACTTCAGCAACTCTGTTAATAAATCAAGGTGTTCATGCTAAAATTATTGCAGAGAGATTAGGACATTCTGACATACGAGTAACTATGAATACTTATGGACATGCATTACGTAAAGTTGATCAAGAAGCAGCTGATAAATTGGATAATCTATTTAAAAAAAATAATTAG